GCGAAATTGAAATGCGATTTTGGGATCTAATGAAAGATGTTCAACTAGTATGGGCAAGAGAAGGGCGTTTAGTTAATGGAGAGAAACGAGTATTTAGTTCGGATTTCGTTAAATCTTTTCGTATTAAGTTTGCTGAAATTAAACCATTAAAAACCCATCGTCAATTATTAGATGAAATTAAACTGGCTCGTGAAATGAAGCTTTTAAGTCGGAAACAAGCACTTCGCATGTTAAATCCTGACTTTACTGAGGACCAAATTCAAAGAATATTAGATGAATTAAATGCGGAAGCCGAAGAGAGTTTTGAACAAATGATGAATATGGCTAATCCGTCCGGTTCGCGTTCAAGTGATGGAACGTTTGGACCAGATAATCAAGAAGGCGCTGAGCAAGATCCATCAGTTAATTTAGAATCACGGAGACGCGGTGGCCAATAGTTTTACAGTTTTTGTTAATACTGGATTTACATTTCAAGAACGTCGAGAAATCGGCGAAGAGATCATTCGGTTTATTAAAGCTAGAACTAGAGCCGGTCGTGGTATTGGGGGCGATACTTTCCAGGGACCAGACGGCGATAATAAATACTCTCAGAACTATAAGAATACTGCAGAGTTTAAGTTAGCCAAACGCGGTCAATCAACAGTTAACTTAACTCTTACTGGCGAGATGCTGAATACGTTAGAGGTATTAGATATTAGTTTAGCTGGACGTATCGAAATTGGATACCCTGATGGTGACGAAGCCGATAAGTCGGTCTTTATGCGTGAAAAGGGATACGATTTCCTGGGACTGTCCGATCAAGAACGGGATGTGATACTTCGTCGGTTTCGAGACCCTACGGCAACATTGAGTACGTTGTTAAGGAGAATAGTTGGCTGATTTAAAAGATCTTGCAAATGTGTTTATTAAAGCTATTCGAGCTGCCGAATCAAACGCGACACTTAATAAGATTAAAGACGCCATTATTCCACAGATTCAAACTCGCACAAGATTAGGGAAGGGTGTAACAAAACCCGAAGGAAATACAACGAATTTAAAGCGGCTAGAGAGAAAAACAAAGATTAATCGACAAGGTTTGAAAAGAAAAGGACAGTTAACAGGTCCCGGAGCACAACCAGCAAAGTCCGGCTTAAATCGCAGTGGACAAATGTTAAATAGTTTAAAAGGTAAAGTGAGTACTTCAAATATAGAAATAACATTGGATAGAGAAGGCGAGAGAAAAGCCGTCGCTGTTCAAAAGATTGACCCTAATGGATTTACTTTTATGAATCTATCTAAGGGTGAAACAAAACAAGTTACGGATATTATAGACGATGCCGTCAATGATATTCTGAAGAAATTATAGGGCTGTGCCCAGGAGGTTTTAAGTGAGTGATAAAAATAATATCATCACAAGTAGCGATAGTGATCGCGCAATAGTACAAGGAGATCCCAATGCAGAGGTGACTGCTGGCGGGACACAAGAAGAAAAAGACGCGTTTGTTAGACGTCAAGCTTACGAGGAAGTGAGCAAGGATATGCATAAGTTCAAGGATCGTTTTAGAGATGCCGAAGCCCGCGCGGCGGAATATGAAGCTAAACTAAAAGCGATTGAAGAGCAAAAGCTCAAAGACGAGCAGAAATATCAGGAACTCTACGAACGTGAAAAAAATGAGAGAACCAAGGCCGAACAAGCCCGCGAAAGTGAGCGTCAATTATATCTTCGTGCTGTCAAGTTAAGTGCCCTTAAAGCCGAACTTGGTAACATTAAAGATCAATATTTGATGCACGCCGATATTGATAGTATCGAAGTTAAAGAAGATGGTACACTTAGCTCTGAGAGTGTTCATTCTGTCGTTAACAAATTTCGCGAAGAGCATCCTGCGTTAATACCTCAACAGTCGTCTGGTAATATAACGAATTATGCTTCTCCCACTTCTTTTAATTCCGCTCCGAAGGATAAGAGTCTTAGTGAGATGTCTTATGAAGAAAAAGCTAATTATCTTAAACAATTAAAAAATAGGAGTTAAAAATGGCTACATTTACTTCAACTGCTAACACTGGTGCTACCGAAGATCAGGTCATATCCAGTATAGTTCAAGAAGAGCTAATTCAAGCCTCAATGCTTAGACCAACTGTAACTGACCTTAGTTCATTTGCAGACAAAGGCGTTAAAGCTATTGACTGGCCTCGTTTCGATTCTACTACTTCTCTAGCGCCCGCTGCCCAAAACGCTGATGGTGTTACTGAGACTGCTGGTCAAACAGTAGATTTCGCAGTAGATACTTTAAACCTTAATGACTGGACTTCAATCCCTTACGAAATCCCAGACAGAGTTTCTCGTCAGACTAGAATTAATCTAGAAGCTGAACTTGCAAGATCTGCTGGTCGTAGATACGGTGAGTACATGGATGACCAGATCATTGTTCAATTAAGACTTGCTTCTACATCTGCGCCTGATCACGCAATCGATCTTGATGGTGCTGACGCTCAAGGTACTGCTTCAGTTATTACTTTGGATGGTATTGCTAAAGCTAGACGTTTATTGAAAAGAGCTAACGTTCCTCAATCTGATCGTTTTATGATTATCCCTCCGGAGCAAGAACAAGTTCTTATCGGATTGGATAACTTTCGTAACGCCGACAAGTACGGCTCACGCGAAGCTCTTTTAGGTGGCGAAATCGGACAGATTTATGGGTTCCGCGTTATCGTTCATAACGGTTTAAACTCTAACGAAGCTTGTATGTATCACAAATCTGCCGTAGCGGTAGCGGTACAACAAGAAGTTAAGTTTGAAACGCGTCGTGCTACTCTTAAACTACAAAAGACTGAGTACTCTTTCTCTTTGGGAATGGGTCAAGTAGTTCTTGATGGTGGTAGAAGACAAGTATACATGTTAGGTGCGTAATTTACCTGAGGGGCTCTTCGGGGTCCCTCTCTTTTTGTGAGGTTTCATGGTTAAACATAATTATCCCCCAGCAGCTTTAGGTCCGGCAGAGGATCATCAAGAGTTGAGAAATATGATGAATATGAATAATGCTAGGCATAAGAAGGCTTTTCATTATTTCGATTTTCATGTATTTAAAGGGAAGTTATTTTGTATGTATGAGATTTCAGAAATGGAATTAACAGATAAAGTAACATCTGACGATAAGGATATTCGATAATGTCTGCGTTTGATAGTAACAGTATTAATGATAAAGAAAAGTCGAAGTTTGTTGAGTCTCCAAGTAGACCAGGCGAGACCGCTGTTGAAGTTGTAGTATCTGGGGATTCAATTACGATTGATAATGCAACTATATCAGTAGACTTAGATCATACTGAAGATAGTGTGAGATTGGGCGATGGAACAAACCTTACTACTGTTAATGCATCTGGGGAATTACAAGTTCGTGATGACGACGCTAATACAGCTCTAACATCGATTGACGGAAAGTTAGTTGACGGTAATGATATAGGAGATGTAACGATAAATAACGCAGCGGGAGCCTCGGCTGTTAATATTCAAGATGGCGGAAATTCCATTACAGTAGATGGCGTCGATTTAGATATTCGCGATATATCTCACACAGTAGATAGTATACAAATTGGAGACGGGGTAGATTTAGCTGGCGTTACTGCAAGCAATGAACTACTGGTAAATAACCCAGCATCAGATGTCATATTGGGAAATATACTAACACAATTAGAGAGCGAACCAACTAACGAGACTCATCTTGAAAGTACCTTTACTGGGGTCGGAAATATTACAACAGATCTTAATATTCGCTCTAAAGAATTTTTAAGTATCGAAGTAACAGGAGTTAACCCCGGCAATTTAATTGATGTTAAAGCTCGTATAACGGGCGGTACTTATAAAAAAATATGGACTATTAAAGGAACAATTGAGTCTAAGTCCGTTAATATATCAGGATTTGATCAAGTTGAGGTAGAGGTTGTGACGTTTGATTCCTCAGGAACAGGATCGATTACTGTATCGGCGTTTGATTCAAATCATAAAGAAGATTTTGAAAATTTAGAGGTTACTTTAGTCGAAGCCGGAATTACTTATACTGCGGCCACTAAGGAGCCGACCGCCGACCAAAGCGACCCCGTTTGGCGCATCAAAAGAGAGTTTACGTCAAACGGAAGTGCTATAGTTCAATTTGCGAATGATGGTGGTTTTACGGAAATTTTAGCTAACAAAGAAAATGTTTTTCCAAACGCACAGGTGATTAATAATCTATCTGTTTTATTAGATGGAGTCGACGAAAGTATTAGTCTGCCATTTAATGCATCAACCGATTTTGATGCTAATTCTCAAACATTTAGCATTAGTTGTTGGCATAAAAGAACATCGCCGAGTGCAACATCTGAAACTATATTTTCAAATTTAGCTTTTGCTCAATCTCCACAGATTCCCGGTATTGTCTTATTTGCGAGCAACGAGGTTACAAGTTTATTGGTAATTAATGATAATTCAACTAGTAATTCAATTAATCATACGTTTCCTGGAATAACAGATAGTAATTGGCATCATTATATGCTGACATTTGATGGAACTGGAACAAGTGCGGGTATTAATTATTATATTGACGGGGTATTAATTGTTCCAAGCTTTACAACCGATAATTTAAGTGCATCAACAGCCAACGGCAATGTTGCTACTTTTGGCATAATAGATCCTGCTTTTAATTTTTTTCCTTCTAATGGTAATTTTGATGAAATGAGTCTTTGGTCAATTGAATTATCTCAAAGTGATATTGATGTTATTTATAATGAAGGTAAACCAAGCGACTTATTAATTCATCCACAAGTTTTATTAGATTCGAGTGTTTTATTAAGTTATTACAGAATTGACGGAGATACTCATCCAACTTTATCTAATTTAGGTAGTCTTGGGGCAGCAACCGACGCAACCATGTTAAATTCTGAAGCGACTGATTTTGTCGAGGATGTTCCATGATAAAAAAGTATTTAATTATTTCAACTGAACAACTGGAAAATGCTTTAATTAATGCGTCGTTAAATAAGAGCTTTACAACAGTAAAATATAACCTCGATTACAGTAAAATAATATTGAAATTCTCTGGCGAAGTGCCTAATATATTTAAAACACTCAAGCACTACAGTCATTCTGATATATTAATAGAATTGAAAAAATCCGAGTGGCAAGTGATCGATGACAATCTAAATCCATTATATAATCAAGCGGATAGGGATAACTATATTAATTATACAACTTCGGTTGAGAATAACTTAACTCCTAATATTTCGGATGTTATTCAATTAAAGGAACAAGACCCAGACACCGGAGGAGTTCAATTTACTCCTAGGTATGCTCCCGAAGGCTGGAAACAACAAATATTTGAATTAGAGTTTGAGACATCTATAGGTAACATTCATGAAAAGGACTATTTAGATAATGATATTGGATGGTCTACTTGTAAGTTTTATAAAGACGACGGACAGGGCGGAGAGATTGAATGTGTCGACCAAGCCGATCGCGATATTAACTGTACTAGAACAGATCTTGAGTGGATGCCAGATATGGACTATATGATTAAAGGCGGATGGGTTGCACAGATGAGTACTCCCTCTGTTGAAATTTATGTATGGGCACAAGCTGCTGTGTTACCAGATATATATGGCGGACCTCAAGCTACTTTTGCTGAGGGGGGAATTAACTTAAGATATATGGATAGTAAACAAAGAAACGGGTTAGATGGAGTTGCCGGTACTATACTTTATTATAACCATCCTCAACTTGGTCCTGGAGTAGGAACAAATAAAATTAGATATGTAGTCAGGCATCCTGCAGGCCACAGACATCGTTTACAATGTATATTTGACTTATTTAGGCAATAATGAAAAACATTAAAAGATATATCATTAATTTATTATTAGCAGTTGATCAAATTTTGAATACCCTTTTATTAGGACATCCAGATGAAACTATATCTAGTAGATTAGGAAGATCGATAGAGAATGAAAGGTACGAATGGGTAAAGCGGCTGCGGATTGGAGTTGATTACGTGTTTGATAAATTGGGAGATCCAGAACATTGTAAGAATTCAGTAATGCCGCTCGAACAAGAAAACTTCCGTACAATGACGGACTATGAGATATGGAGTTGGAATGAGTCACGAGAAGACTGATATGATATACGATGCTCTTTTAGACTTTCGGGAAGAATGTCGCGAAGAGTTTAGAGAAATTAAATCAAACGCCAGGGCACATACACAAGAAATGCACGAACATAAAAAGGAAACAGCCGCCGAGTTTAAAGAGCTTGAAAAACGAATCGAAAAGGCGGAGGAGCCCCGCAAGATGCTCCATATGTTAAAGAACGCCGCATTATGGATTGTTGCAATTGGTGCGGCTATTGGTCACCTGAAAGGAATGTTATGATAGATCCTAAATCGAAGTTTACTGTACAACATGACGACAACTCTGTCTTTGTTAATATTACAGAAGATGCGGCCGATCTAACTAGAGACAATTTTAATCTGGAGCTGATAGCTGCCGAAGATTATCTGTACGTGGGCCTTCGTAAACCTTTTGGTACGATGTATGTCGAAATGGTAACGCCTAATATAAACGTGAATACATTGGCTGCGGAGATTCACGATGGAACAAGTTGGGTATCTGTCGAACTAACAGACGGATCTAAAGGTATGACAAGAAGTGGTTTTATGACTTGGGATAAGACAGATATGAAAGCCCAAACCATTAATTCTATTGAGAAATTCTATATTCGTCTCAGGCCCAGTGCAGATCATTCACCCAGCGTTGTCCGAGGCATTAATCTAGTATTTGCTGACGATTCGGCCATGAAGTCCGAGTTTATTGAGATTGATAACTCCAACCTGTTGCCGACGGGCGAGATTAGTCATATTGGCACGCATGTTGCATCTAGAAACTATATATTACATCATTTACGAAACCATTATGTTAAAACCGAGAGTTCATTGGACACTGCAACTATAAACGAAAAGATTAATCAATTCGATATGATAGACATCTTTGAGATCAGAGAGGCTGCTCTTTTCTTGAGCTTATCGAAGATATTTTTCAATCTGTCCGATAATCCGGATGATCATTGGTGGATGAAGTATAGAGAATATCAAGACAAATTTGAAGAGAAGATGACCATCGCCAGATTATCAATTGATTTAGATAACGACGGAATTGATGATGTCGAAGAGAAACAACTACAATATAAACCAACCAGGTGGGCTAGATGAGTGATGTAATGCGCACAATTAGGGACGGCATATTAACTGAGATCCAGACGGAACTTGGCGCCGCCTATAAGCCACTTGCATATATTGAAGATGTACAGAAAAATAGTTTTCGAACAAGTTCAGAGAGATTTGGAGTCAGAGCCCTAGGATCTAGATAAATACCTGGAGTTACAAAATTTACAACATTTACACAGTCTTTTGAGATAGTACTCACAAAGGGCTACACGGAATCAAGTATTGATGACACAGAGCAAGTCACTAAAGCTTTTGATAACCGTGAAAATTTATTAGCTATTTACAAGACACTCGTTAACAATAAGGCGGGCGTTCCGCTAACTGTGTTAAACGTCTTTAATATGTTTATTGAAGAGCCGGAGTATCTTGAAGAAGATAAGGTAGCAGTTCAGAGGGCTACTGTTGATATTACTTATAGGTTAACCTTATTATAGGAGATTAATTATGGCAATTGCTATTAAGGATAATACGGTTTACGCCGTAGAAATCGAGGTCACCGAAGGAACATATGTACCGCCAGCTGCCGCTTCAGGTAGTTATGTACAAGTTCTTGCGGATGGGGCCGAAATGACGCCGTCTAAAGAACTCCTAGAGCGTAACATATTTAATGGAAGTATCGGTAAAACGACACCTCGTACAGGCCTTAGAAGCGTTTCTGGCGCATTACCTGTTGAGATGAGAGCTTCCTCTACTGAAGGCGGAGAGCCTGAGTATGATAAATTGATGAGAAGTGCCTTGGGATCTCGACGTCAAATAACAGCCACGACGGCTGATGACACCGATTCCGGAACGCCTCATACGAGCTCTAGAATATATCTTTTAGATGCAGACGCAAGTAAATATAACATTGGCGATATTGTTACTGTTCAAGTTACAGGAGACTATCATACGTCACCTATTACTGCAGTTTCCAATACCCCGGGCGATGTTTATATTGATTTACTTGTTGCTGCCGGATCGGCATTTAGTGACGGGGATATCATAGCTGCTGTTACAACTTACGTAACGGCAGATAGTGGACACCCAACACTTTCAGTGAGTAAATATTTAGAAGCCGCTGTACTAGAACAAGCAACAGGCTGTCGCGTTAGTACAATGTCACTTGAAAACTTTACTACTGGTCAATTAGCAAGTTTCAACTTTGGATTTGAAGGATTAGACTTTGATAGAAGTATCACTGCTCAACCTCATACTCCCGCGTTTGATTCTTCTTTACCACCAATTATATTACAGGCTTGTGTTTATCAAGATGGAGCATTATTGGATGTAAACGCTGTGGCTTTTAGTTTAGAAAATTCGTTAGCTTTCGCAACCTCAACTTGTGCCGCCAATGGACGTATTTCAGGTCGTGCTGCGGAAAGAACTGTAACGGGTACATTTAACCCTTACAAAGAAGATAATGACATTTCACAATTTACTAAGTTCAAGAATAATACAGAGTTTAGTTTATTTGGATTTGCTATTATCCCAAGTTCGACGACTGGTGAATATTCTCAAGTTGTTTCTTTTTATCTACCACAATGTATCGCAACTGAATTAGCAGAGGAAGATCAAGACGGACTATTACAAGAGACAATTAGTTTTTCTGCCGGTCGCGGATCGACAGGAACTAACGAAGAACTATACATTAGTTTTACTTAATCATAATACGGGAGACAAGTTATGACTAAAATTTATCGTACAAGCGATATTATTCCTTTAAACGTTGACGGGTTGAGAATAGGTATTAGCCCGTTGACATTCGATCAAAAGATGGAAGTTCAAGCCGAGATTCTAAAGGGCGATGCTCAAGGAGCAATGAGGGGAGCTGCCCTTGCCGTGAGATGTGCCGTAAAAGAATTAGCTGGATTAAAGACTACTTCTGGAGAAGAATATGAATTGTCTTTTGAAGGCGATAAGATTTCTTCTGAATGTTGGGATGACCTTTGTAATATGGCCGAAAGCAGTAAGCTTATAATGGTTTGTCTAAACTTAATTAATGGAGTACCTAAAGACTTTACAGATCCTAATACCGGAGAAAAGCTTGAAGGTGTATCTATTATTAAACAGGAGGGCTCTCGCCCAAAAAAGAAATAAGCTACGCCTGGAACCTGGGACACTTTTGGCAATACATTTATACATACATCATGCACATCTCCTCTGTTAGCAGCTACGAATACATAAATATAGTCGGGCATTATCAAAAGCTTACAAATGAAAAGAAGGTGGACCCCAGGCTACTTGCTCGTGGATACGACGAAAAAACCCTAAAGATGCTATATGAGAAAATGGGTTCTTCGCCAAATGAGTTCATTTCATTAGATTTACATTTTACGGGAGACATTGAGAATTGGGATTATCCATATTTTAATTATGTTATTACTCTCTTTGACTCCTACGATCGACACGGTACCCTTCCTTTTCCAGGATCTCATGCCGATCAACCTTCTAAAATCATTGAACTATTTCAAATATTTGATAGACTTAAAACAGAGAATCAACAAAAGATACAAGAAGAACATCAAAGAGAAGCTAATAAAAAACAACGAAGAAATAAAGGACGCTAATGGCTGACGTTAAAATTAATATAAAAGTTGTCTCAGATGCTGCTCTTCGATCTATTCAAAGATTAACACGTGCGACGGAACAAACCCAAAAATCTGTTAATAGTCTAAACAAGGTAGCCACATCTACCGGAAATATATTTAAAGGTGTATTTGCCGGAAACTTAGCCGCTCGATTTGTTACTAATTTTACGAATGCGGTCGGCGGTTTAATCACCACAAGCGCTAAATCTGCCCAGAATCTAGAAACATTATCTACACAATTTGAAGTATTAACTGGTTCTGCTGGTGCAGCAAACGAGATTGTTAAAGATTTAACTGACTTCGCTGCCCGTACGCCTTTTAGGTTTGAAGGTATCGCAAGCTCGGCACAGCGATTATTATCATTTGGTTTCAGCGCCGAAGAGGTAAAAGATCGGCTCCAAGATTTAGGTGATGTCTCTGCGGCCTCAGGTGCAGATATAGGCGAACTTTCTTTAATCTTTGGTCAAGTAAGAGCAGCGGGCCAATTAACGGGTGAGAGATTATTACAACTTCAAGAGCGAGCTATTCCAATTGGGCCGGCGTTAGCAAAGAGTCTCGGAGTTGCCGAATCATCGGTTCGAGATCTTGTAAGACAAGGTAAAGTTGATTTTGAAACATTTGAAAATGCGTTTAGAAGTCTAAATGAGACTGGTGAATTTGCATTTGAAGGTTTAGCAAAAAGAAGCCAGACACTAGAAGGTCGATTATCTACCCTTTCGGAAGATGTAGAACTTTTAGGAGCAGGCGTATTCCAAGCGTTTGTTCCGGCTCTTAAAGCTGGTGCCGCCGTTATCAGTGAATTCCTTGGTGGATTTCGCGAGTCGGGTGGATTAGATTCCTTTGTTCAAACGATTCAAGATTATATTCCCAAAGCCCTTGTATTTCTGGGAGCGGCCACCGTTACGTTTATTGATGTCTTCTCGGGTATTATCCAAGTTGGGGCATTTATTACTGCCGGACTTGCTGCCGTTGCTAAAGGAGCGATTGATACGGCCATCGCATTAAATAATGCCGAAATAGCTATTAAACAATTAGTTGGTATTGATACGAGTAATTTAGAAGCTCAAAATAAAAATTTACAAGAATTATCTAAAGGATTTGATGATGTCGGTACCGGCGCTTTGGAATTTGCGAACACAACATCCGAGTCCCAGCAAAGATTAACTGCTGTCGTTGAAGATGGTACCGGGCGTATCATTAGTGCTTTCGAACAAGAAAAAGCAGCTGCCGAAGCTCGAGCGAATGCTACCGTAGCCGCTAACGACAAGGTAATAGCCTCCGAAGTCGCCAAAAAAGATTTGTTAACATTGTTTGCCGAAGATTCTGCAATAGCGGAACAAGAAAGAATCGAACAAGAAAACGCGGCCAGAGAAGCTCAAGCCTCAGAAGATTTCCAATTTCTTGTTAAAAATCTCGGCGAAGAAGAAGCCGCCCGCGTAGCCGCCCAGGCAAAGAGATTAGAAAACGCAGGAAAGACTAACGAAGCCTTAAAGGTGCTTACTCAGAGCCGCATTAAAGCTGAACAGGAAGCCACTAAAAAACAGAAGGAAGAGGACGATAAAAAGGTCAGCGATCGTAAATCAACTCTCAGTACCATTGCAACTCTTCAAGGTTCAAGCAATAAAACATTAGTGGCTCTAGGTAAAGCAGCCGCCCTTGCGTCTATCGCAATAGATGGACCTGCCGCAGTGACGAAAGCATTAAACGCGGCTCCGCCTCCTTTCAACTTTGCCTTAGCCGCGACAGTTGCCGCCGCCGTTGCTGCACAGGCAGCTAAGGTAGCCGGCGTGGGATTCCAAGATGGAGGTATCGTTGGAGGTAATTCATTTAGTGGTGACCAAGTTCCAATCCGAGTTAACTCTGGAGAGATGGTTTTAAATAGGCAACAACAAAGCCAGTTATTTGATCTTGCCAATGGTGCCTCTGCAGGAGGAAGTCAAGTTATCCAATCAAATGTAACAGTGGAACTAGACGGCGAAGTTGTTGGGCGCGCAGTATCGCGGCAAGTTGCTGACGGTCTAGAATTAGGAGAAGTAGTGTAATGGCAGGTATTAAGTTTTTAAGTGAAAACCTATTCGATCTTGGAACATTATCACTTACAACCGGGACTGCAAATGCACAGTTTCCTTTAGATAATCTGAAGAATGATTCGCCCAGCATTAAGTTTCGAAGTACTGGAAATACTGCGGTAGTTGAAATTGATCTACTTCAAACGCGGGATATTGACACCATTGCCATTGCCGGCGATCCTACGGAAGGAATCGGAGTTACGGCGGCCACAGTTCGAACGTCAGTAACAACAGATTTTTCAGGATCTCCCGTGGACGTCATTGATATTTCAACAACTGAAAATATTGGATTTGTTAGTATTGCGGAAGTAAGTCATAGATATGTAGAAATCACTTTTACTGGCTCGGGTAGTTTTGTTGATCTCGGCAAAATCTTTATAGGAAAAGCCATATCTTTAACACAGAATAATATTAGTATATCAAGTTTCGAATATAGTCGCGATGATAAATCTCGAGTTAAATCGAATAGATATGGACAAAAATTTATTGATTCATTACCCAATGTTAAATCGCTCGGCGGTTCAATTGAATTTGCAACTATTACTGAACATGAAGAACTAGATGATATGTTTTTAAGACATGGAAAAACGCTACCGCTTTGGATGTTAATCGACGAAACAAGTTCTGGTATGAATGATGGGAAATTTAAACTAACTGTATACGGATATCTCTCACAGCACCCTCGATGGTCTGCGAGTGGCGGACGATTATATAGTGCATCTTTACAGGTGGTACAGGCAGTATGAGTACATTATTAGTAGATGAAATGTATCCGGGCGTCGTATTTGATCAAAGATTTATTATTACGCGATCTGTTAACATTGCAGCAATTAGACCGTGGATTTATCTGGAAAACGATTTATTAGATGGGGATTTTCAACTAGAGGTTGTTCAAGGGGCAAATGTTCTTTTTACCTCTACAATTAATTATGTGGATATTAATGCCGCTAAATCCCAAGACTATTTTCATGGATATATTAAATTTGAATTTGATAGTTTAAGATTAAACGTAGCCGAAGGCAATAGTACTGAAGAATATATATTAAGATTTTCAATGATCAACCACGTTAAAAGTACAACTAATTTTTTAGGAATTGTTAGAGATTGGGAGCAGCCTAAATATACCTTAATTGATCCCCTTCCCAATGATTCTGTAGCCCCGGCGGGTATTGAAGTATACGCATATAGGAGTGCATAATGGCAAGAAAGATTGATTTTTTAGATGGAGCTAATTCGGCTACCGCACCCACGTTAGGTAATATCGAAGCCTCAGATTTAGTAAATTACACCGATGACGCAGCTTATGAAGCAGCCAATGCCGGAGCACCCGCCGCCGGAAATATTTACCATCGCGATTCGGATAACGTTATTCGTTGGTATGACGGAACGCAATGGAATACCATAGCGACTCTTCCAATCGCAGCCGCCGATGTAAGTTATGATAACGCAACTTCGGGATTAACCGCAACGGACGTTCAGGCAGCCATTGATGAAGTCGAAGGACGAGTTGATACGAATGAAACAAATATTAGCACAAATACCACTAATATCGGAACCAATACAACTAACATCGGGACTAATACTACAAACATCGGACTAAATACTTCAGATATCGCCGATATTAGAACTACTCAAGGAACTTCCGATGGGGATACTCATTTAGGAATATTTACGGGATCTATTATAACCTCGAATGTGAGTGTTAAAACGGCTCTTCAAGAGTTAGAATCTGCTTTAGAACCTATTACAGATGGATTAGATTTTCAGGGTGTTTGGAATGCCAATACAAATAGTCCTACTTTAACTAGCAGCTCAGGAACTAAAGGACATTTCTATATAGTCGATACTGCAGGTTCTACCAGTTTAGATGGAATTAGTGATTGGAGTATCGGAGATTGGGCAGTATTTGATGGTACTGTATGGCGACAAGTTGATAATACAGACGCCGTAACGAGCGTGAATTCGCAGACCGGAGCCGTATCCTTATCGTTAGATGATATAGCAGATGTTGATGCGACCACACCAAGTAATAACCAAGTCTTAACTTATCAAACCGGATCTGGAAATTGGGAAGCAATTACTCCGACATCTGCCCCGGTCGATTCGGTGAACGGCCAAACTGGAGTCGTTGTACTCGATATTGATGATGTAACACCCACGACAACAAAGGGCGATATAATTGTTGAAGATGGAACTAATGCTATTAGATTAGCTGTCGGAACCGATGGTCAGGTATTATCTGCTAATAGTGCTCAACCGAGCGGCTTACAATGGATTACATCTGGAGGCGGTGGCGGTGGTGGAGATCTAGCTGTACGTTCAGATTCTGCTACATTTACGGCGGGTTTAAGTGATCAATTACTATTAGTATCTGGTGCCGCTTTTACAGTAAATTTACCAACAGCTTCCGGAAATACAGGAAAAGAATATTGGATTAAGAAAACCGATTCAAGTTTATCAAATATTGTTACCATTGATCCGAATGGCGCCGAAACGATCGAAGGTAATACAACTATGACACTTAACACCCAAAATGAAATGTATCATATTGTTTCTGATGGTACTAATTGGCGCATATTAAATCACGAAACTAAAAGTCCAGTAACAGTTGATAGTACGGTTACGTTAAATACTGGAGCATTTGGAACAACTTCATTGG